CAAATTTTCCTTTGTGGAAATCTTGGTATTGTTCTGGTGTTAAAAAATACACATTTACTGTATTATGGTGAATAGTAGAGAACACAACCATTGAATTATGTTCATCGAAATACTTCACATAATAATAACAACTTTTATTGCTATGAGTATCAATTCCCATAACTTTATATCCGTATTCTAATAAGTGTTTACGATTAAAAAACATGTTTGTTTTTATTTTGTGAGTGCAAAGGTAATAAAAGAATTTGACATTTCCAAATTTAAACTGGAATAAACCCTTTCTTTATTAAATTATGTATATATTTTGAATGAGTTTCATTTAAACCAGGCCTAGCATAACCAATGCTCATGTGAAGACCCCAAAATGGTTTGCCCAACCCTAGTTCAGCTCGTATCCCATGAAGCAATTCTCTTTCTTCATGTGGTATGTTCAACCACCATGTTCTATCATCTGTTCTAGGACTCAAATCTAGTGTTATTGGTATGATTTGTTTATCCCATTTAGCTTTAACCGCATTCCATGTTGCATCAATTTCTTCAATGGTTTTGGTGCCGTTTACGCTGAGGTCTTTTATGCTGTCATTGATAAAGGATATGTGGGCACCTCTCAATGGTTTGTTCAATACAAGATTGTAACGCTTTTGTATAAACCAAGCGTAGTATTCTGTTATATCACCATCTAGATGCACCATAGCCATTCTTTTCCAAGATGACTGTGCATTGTGTTTTTTAGTCCTGTTCTCTGGTTCAAATCCAATCTTGCCAGAGAGGATTATTCTGTCTTTCATTAAGCCAATCTTAAAGGTTTTAAATATTCTCTCAAGAACACATTTTTTTCACCACCTATTTTCTCAACCCAGTGCTTGTAGTTTTCAATATTTTTTGCTTCCAATTCAGAAATTTGTTTTTCACTTGGCTTATTGCGACTCCATGGAAGTGTTTCCGTAGTGAAATCTGGGTAAAGGGTTTTGTTGAACACTCGTTCATCTACTAGGAACACAATAGCTGTTAATTGGTCACCCAAATCTGGTTCACAAAATGATTGCACTATAATACCAGCATCATTTAATGAATTTAAGTGTTTATTCAAAGTCCCCAATCGGTCTGGGTTGTTGTTGGTTGTACCGCCATTAAGTATAATAAATGTTTTATCTTTATCAGCCCATTTATTGTAAATTTTTTCCAGTGTATTTACATCCCTTATATTTCTACCGTAATCAACAACAGCGTGTCCAAATTGGATGCCTTGTTGGATAGGACTCATATTATAAGGCACCATACCATACATACGATATTCTAAATACATTTCAGTTTTACGAGGCATAGAATTAGGTTTTACTTTACACAATTCAATGCGTCTGTAAAATTCTTTTAAATCTATTTTTTCTTCGTAATATGATTCTTCATAAAAAGCCCATTGTGTGTCCCAAGAAGAAATGTTTAATATACGCATGTTGGCTTCTAAACACCATTCATACCCTGTTTTCAATGTTATATTCATTTTAATTTGTAATTTCTATTAAGTGTGATACTGTACATTGTGCTGAATTGTAAACAATAAATTCGTTGTTACGAAGGTCAGCACCACCTTTTGCGAATACGCTATCGTATCCTTCTTTCTTCAACACCTTGTCAGATAATTTATAACAATCTGAATTATGATGAAGAATCTCTTTTTGTTTTCCTAAGTGAACATCAAACAAAGCCAAGAACGCTTTGTTATCTCCACCATGTGCCCAATACGAACCTCTTAGTGATGTGTAACCAATAGACTTCTGTGCTTTGTCAGCAAAGTAGATACCGTCACCAAACATACTTCCTGTATGAACCGCACCAGACGGACGAATAAGCAATCCAGTTTGAAGTATGTTGAACCAATTCTCATTACGTGAACCATGCCAGTACAAACGCTTCTTTTTAACTTCAGCCTTGGCCATGTTAGCATCAAACCTTGCTTGAGTTTTAAGGTTGATAACCTTGTAAACTTTCTTAGCTTGGTTTGAGTTAGGTCCAAGAAGCTTTGTGATAAGTTCTAAAACTTCTTTATCTGTTTCAACCTCAATAGCAAGACCCATTTGGTCTAGAATTGTTTTACTAGACTTTTTGCCCTTGGCTTTTTCATCAGCAGATTCTTTGGCTGCATCATGTTGTTGTTTAATCAACTGTACCTGTCCAGCCATTGTATCCAAAGCACTTTGCTCGTTGTCAAGCAAATGTTGAGCTTGAGTTAACGTATTTGCATCTTTGATGTCATTGAATAAATGATTCTTTACGTTGTCCATCTTACGAGGGATAATAGTGTAAAGCTTCAATAACATATCATTCACATGCTTGACATCAATACCTATTTTTATGAGTCCGCTGATTTGGTCTAGAACTTCTTGGGCAGCAGTAACTTGTTGTTCAGATACAGCTTCTTGTGTTACTTTATAGTTCTTTTGAATTGACTTGTTGGCAAACGCCATCAATTCTTCAACAAGCTTTTTAACTACACTATCTTTGATTGCTTCAACCTTATCATCTTTGGGTTGGTCATTGGTAACTACTGGCTCAGCTAATAACTCTGTAACATCAGTGTAACCTTTGCTCTTGCCAGTCTTTTGATTATAAACCGAAGACCATTTTGAGTTGGGTTTGTACTCGGTGGTCATGGCTTTACCTACTCGGCCATATTCGCATTTTATACGGCCATCAGATAGTTCTTCCATGATATAAACCTTATTGCTATTATCGGTTTTACCGTTATCCACAGATACGTGAATAAGTTTAGCATAACGCAGTCCATTCTCTTTGGTAATCATCTCTTTGATTATTGTTTGTACAAAGGTAGTTAAAAAAAACGAATTCTCCAAATTTATTTGGAGAATTATTTTTAAACATCTAAATCGTCTGGTAATCTATCAATGATGTATTCTTTCCACCATCTTCTAAATCGTTCTTTGAATACGAACCATTTCCAACTAATTTTCCATTTCAAATCACCAAAAAATGTTGGAACATCAAATCCTTCTTCATCGTATTCATATTCAGCACACGGATAAGGTCTACCACGTTCATCAAGGTAAATCCAATACCCATCTTCTATAGAAATTGGGTCAACGTATTCATCACCTTCATGCTCGACCCATCTCCAATGTCTACCTTTGATACCTTGTGGTAAATCAATAGGTAGACCTTCTTGTGGCTTTCCATAATGCCAATTACATGAACAACCAATTCTATCTTCTGGTGATATAACACAATCATCACAAAAATAAGGACTAGATTTATCCCCAAAACCTGGCATGTATATCCATACAGCCATTTTGCCACAATCACATTTTTCTTTAGCCATTATTTTTTACGTTTTCAAGTTCTTCAAAAGATAGTAAACCTTTGCCGTATTTTTCCAATCTTTCATTGTAACGGTTTTTAACATAATCAATTATCGGTATTGGTTTTCCTTCACCATCAATTCTGACAAATTTAATATTTGTATGGAGGACAACTTCTTGTTTTCCAGTATGAACACTATGCCTACGTACTTCAACATATAAGGTTATTGATGTTCGACCAAACTCTTTTACTGTAGCATATGTTTTTAAAATATTACCTACCTTAACTGGATTCTTAAATACTAATTCATCAATCTTGATTGTGACCATTCTTGGTGAATCACAAACTTGAGCCGCATATGATGCAGCTGCATCATCAACAATACAAACCATTGTCCCACCGAACATATTGGAATGCACACCAATGTCTGAAGCTTTACAAATATATGTTGAAACTAATTCCATATTACCAAGTTCTTGTGTCATCTTCAAATAAAGAGGGATTTTTTGAAAGCCAATTTAGGAATAATGGTTGATGCACAGGTGGCACCATATGACCATTCACATATACCACATTCATCACCACTTCAATTTCTTGACCAGCTGGAAGTGACATGCCTTTAGCAACTTCGGTTGCTTGTTTTAATCTATATACTTTGTTTGTAATCATAATGCAAATATACTCTAATATTTTGAATAATGCAAGTTATATATTTGCATCCAATAAATTTAAAATTTTTTCCAACAACTCTTTGTTATCATACTAGTGAACCACCCATTGGCTAAAGACCAATGGGCTTCCACGTATCACGCACAGGCTATTGCCTCACGTTGAGATACGCTGGGCTTGTTCCTAAGCCCAAAGTTTTTAATATTTATTGATGCATTAACATCTCTATCATGCACAACTCCACAATCAACACAAGTCCATTCTCTCATTGCAAGAGTTAATTCCTTGTTGATGTGTCCACAACAATTACAAGTCTTGCTTGATGGCTCGAATCTGCCGATGACAGAAATGTTTTTTCCTTGCCATTCAGATTTATATTCAAGCATTGTTCTGAACTCACCCCATCCCATATCTGAGATTGCTCTTGCCAAACAATGGTTTTTAACCATGTTCTTTACAGATAAGTCCTCAAGACAAATTGTGTCATAATTATCAACAAGGTATTTGCTTATCTTGTGCAAATAATCTTGTCTTTGATTACGTACTGTTTCATGAAGTAAGGCAACAACCAATTTCTGCTCTTTATAATGATTGCTTCCTTTTTGCTTTCTTGCAAGAGAGCGTTGTGCCACTCTTAATTTTTGCATTGTAGATTTAAAGAAATCTTTGTTCTCGAATTTCTTTCCATCTGATGTTATTGCAAAATCTTTTATCCCAAGGTCAATTCCAACGGCAGATTGCTCTGTAATTAGCTTCTTCTTTGGTAATTCTTGTTTGTTGTCAACCAAGATGCTGACAAAATATTTGTTTGTAACTGTTCGTGAAACGGTAACTGTTTTTATATCTCCTTTAAATTCTCTATGCAAATCAATTCCAACGAATTTAAGTTTAGGAATGAATATTTGTTTATTATCTTCTAATAAGAACACGCCTTGTGGCAATTGAAAGCTTTGTTTTCCATGTTTGTTCTTAAACTTTGGGAAACCTTTTCCTTTAAAGAAATTTGTATATGCATTGTCAAGGTTTCTGAGTGCCATTTGCAATGCTTGTGATGGTGCTTCTTTGAGCCAAGGACATTCGGTGTCTTTTAACTCCTTCACTTGCTTAATAAGGTCAAAGCAATCAATATTGGTTTTATTCCCAGCATAAGCAGTGATTTTTGTCTCCAATCCAAGATTGTAAACAAAACGAGTTTGTCCAAATATGTTGGCAAGAAGACCTTGTTGCTCTTCTGTTGGAAATATTCTATATTTATATGCTTTAAGCACCAGTTGTTTTGTTATTTTCTAATTTCATAAATATAAGAATGCTCAACACACCAAATTTCAATCGAATATAATTTGGTATGACCTTCAACCCATGAATGTAACTTGGTTGTTTTATCTCTAGGTATTCTGATATGTAAAACACCATCAATATAAATTCTTATATCTTCTGAATCGCTTTTACACGTTGCTTTCATTACACTGGCATTTTAAAAAACATTTCTCTTATCTTGGTCGAGATATACTTACCGACATCTTTTGGTTCAAGTTTGTTTTGAACCATTGTATCCATTTCTTCTTTGATGATGTCGTCAACAATCCATTTCATAAGCTGACCCATTTTTTTAACATCTACGGGTTCGTTGTTAGGGAATGTTTTTTCAACACCTTGATTGAAACGACTTTCAGTTACAGCGTAGTCAACAAATTCTTTGATTGAGTTGATTTTTTCAACATCAACACTAGCAAGTGTTTTAACCTTGCTTGAAGAATGCTTTTCACCCTTTACCTTGAAACGATGAACAACACCGTTGTAATTGCAAGAAAATACGATACCTTCGCCAATACCAGAGAAACCAAAAGCTTTTCCAACTGGACATTCTTCTTCAACAGCTAGTGTCAACTCACCTAGCTTGTTTTGAACCAACTCTGGGTAGTTAAAATCAATTTCCATTTCCCAAGTTTGGAAATCTTCAATGTTGTAAATGTTATCTTCTGGGCTCTTCAAGTAATGAGATGGAATCCAAAAAGCTGGTTTGGCTTTTTGTTCTTCTTCTGAATTGGTATGTGGAGTGACTTTAACACCAAATATGAAAAACGACTTAGGCAGATTGCAAATTGCAACACCCTTTTGAATATTACCTCCACACCACTCACCATAAATGGTAACAGTGTTATTTCTTAAATCAAAGAAATTAACAGAATTGATTTGGTCAACAAACTTTTTAAACACATGTTTCTTTGATTCAACA